GGTTCTAGTTTGTGCCATCTGTCTGTGCCTCACTTTCAATCAATCCATATACATACTCTGCTTGTCTAAATGGATCAGAATATTTTGTTTCAGCAGGTCTGAAGATAAACGTCCTTGGAACTTCCTTTTTATCATCGGTTTTCCATTCTCTGACCCTTCCAAGATTTGTTGCTTTCTTAAGCCTTACATCTTCCACCTTATCAAAGGTTTCTTTATCAATAATCTGTGGATAATAATCATCGCCCGGGTAATGCTTATTTCTAAGCATCCTTCCGGCACTGCCGTGGCATAGTTTCATTCCAGCGAGTTCTGCTGCCTTTGTAAGCGCCATACCCTTCAAATAATTCTGAAAAAATGACCTTACCTGCTCTGCAGCTTTTTCATTAATAACTGCTTTCCCATCCACAATGTCATACCCATATGGTGTATGTGTCATCTATCTCACCAGCCTTTCCTTCAACTGCAGGCCGCACTTCAAATGAAAGACTGCCCATTCTCTGCTTTCAATCACAATCTTTTCCACATAGTCACTGAATATTTCATCGTCAAATTGTTCTATCATCTGCCCTTTGGTTGTAAACTGCATCAGTTTCTCCAACTCCTGCATTCTGGTTCGATTTTCGCCAATATCTGAAACCAAATTCTTCTTTTCTGCTAGAAGTCTTTCTTCCTTTAAGGCAAGTGCCGAGCATTCTTCGTTATAAATGGCAGGTTCTAAAATTCCTTGTGCCGCAAGTCCTACAAGCATCTGCTTTTGCACGGCACTTTCTTCTATTTCCTGTTCAATTCTCTGAATCTTGATGAGCCTGTCCTTATCATCTGTACCCTTCAATGATTCCATCAGTGGCTTGAGTATCTTCTGATGGCCAAATATCAGCTTGTTTATCATAGTCACAAATGCGTCATGGATTACTGTTTCTTCCACATAAAGCATGGAGCAGGCATTCTTGTTTTCGATATGCTTTCCGCATGTCCAGGCAATGTAATCTCCGCTCGGCTTATAATGGCTCCTTCTCTTAAAGGATGTCCCACACTCTCCGCACTTAATTTTTCCTGATAAGGTATATCGATTTAAATATCTTGATGTGTTCGTTCCATTGCCTTTTTCTGCCGCCCTTTGTGCAAGCACCGCCTGCGTTCTGTCAAAATCCTCACGACTGATGATTGCTTCATGATGATTTTCGCAGTAAAACTGGTCAACTTCTCCGTAATTGATATGCCGATTAAACTGCTCATCCGTGTATGATTTCTGAAACAGTACATCACCTGTATATTTTTCATTCGTCAGAATTCCATTAACTGTCGTACCATGCCACTTCCCATTTTTTCTTGTTGGAATATTATCAGCATTGAGGTATTTTGCTATGGTGTATGTTCCCTTCCCTGCAAGGCATTCAGCAAATATCCTCTTTATGACCTTTGCTTCTTCTGGATCAATCACCATCTCACCATTCACATTCGCATACCCATATGGTGGATATGAAATGACAAATGTACCATTCTGAAATCGCTTTCTGATTCCCCATTTCTCATTTTCCGAAATTGATACAGATTCACTCTCGGCAAGACTACTGAGAATGGAAAGCATCAATTCACTCTCCATTGAGCCGGTGTTTATATTTTCCTTTTCAAAGAAAATGAACACTCCCATCTCTACGAGTTTTCTTACCATTGCTAAGCAGTCTGTAGTATTTCTTGAAAATCGGCTAATGGATTTTGTAATAATAAGGTCTATTTTTCCATCTTCGCAGTCCCTAAGAAGTACCTGCAGTCCATCCCTGACTTCTGCCTTGGTGCCGGTGATTCCTTCGTCATAATATAGCCCTGCGTACTCCCAATCATCATTTGACTGGATATAGTTTTCATAATGCAGTTTTTGCGCATCAAGGCTTATCAGCTGTTCATCACTGGCTGTGGATACTCTGCAGTAGGCAGCAACTCTTGTCTTTTTGGTTTCAACAGTCGCTGTTGTTCCTATTTTTGTTATCCTTTTCATCAACTCACCTTCCTTCCGTGGTAGTACTATTAACCCGTAATAATCGATATATATCAAGTCATATTCGGCATAATCTCGGCTAAATAGGGACAGAATTTTATGCGATTTAAGGCTGTGATTTTGTTGAATTCATCCACAGAAATCAGTCCCTTATTTTGCATATCTTCGAGGATTTTCTGTGCCTGGTGATAGTCATATTCATGCCGCATATCCTCATCAGTGAGTGTGACAGGTTTTGTAATAAATGACCTGCCTTCATCTATTTGCATTACTTTATTTTCTTTCATAGATAGTCGTTCTCCATTTCCGAGAGAACATTTATCCATTCCCTCTACCCATAAGCGAAATGGGGGAACATATCGAACCCCCAAAAGTCAAAAAAAATAATGCCCGTCAGAGAAATCAATCTCCAACGGGCATTGTAAAAACACGATATTTACTTATTTCAAGAGTTCATTGACTCTGCTTTGTACAGCAGAATAATCATATCCGGCAGCTTTCAACTTCTGCTTTCTTTCCTCTCCGTTACCCCATTTTCCCTGGATAACCGCTCTCGCAAGTTCATCAATCGACTTGGATGGTGTTGATGCAGATGTAACCTTGCCGCCTACCGTGCAGTAAGAAGGATTGCAAAGCCAAATCCATCCTGCACCACTCTTAAGTTTTCCCCAGCCATCTCTTACTTCAACGATTGTAAAAGTTCCCTTGGCAGTCTGACCATTTACCTTGCCACTCATTGACGGCTCACTTCTGTAATTTAGATCATCAATGATGACCTTTACCAGAAATGGAACATCAGGAAATGTTGTCACAGTATCCGGATTCTTTGCAGTCGTATCTGCTGCCTTTCCATCAAACTGTGTCAGATTCCACTTTTCAATGATGGAGCAGAGCTTATCAACATAAGTAAGGCTTGTAGCATAACCACCGTCCTTGATAAGCTGTGCTGCTTTCTTATAGTCGGTGCATCCCTTAAGACCTGCATAGCGAAGCTTGTCTCCGTTCTTTGCACCAAGCAGATATGCAGAATGGTCTGCGACAGATTTCTCCACGGATGGATACTTTCTAAACTCTGCTGTAATAGTTACATAAGAACCATTCTTGTTCTGCTCTTGAGTCTTCTTAGTATAAATACTCTTTCCATCCCATGCAGAACCACTCCAGGTATTGCCGGATAAGGATTTCTTCATACCAAAGCAGTTATTGGCATTCTGTGCAAGTTCACTTTTTCCATATCCACTCTCAAGAATAAACTGTGCTGCTGAGATGGATGCAAGTACTCCACTTGTCAGCATATCAGCCTGACACAGCTTTCCAATGATAGGAATTGCATCTGCCTCCGAAAGTCCTGCAAAGACAGATGCGTGCGTTCCTATACTTGGTGTTGTTGCTCCACCCATCTTGGCTTTGACATCCTTACGGAATCCATCCATTGTATAACTCATACCAAGACCTCTCCAAAGATGCTCTGGGTCACCGTGGTTTGATGCGATGCCTCTTGCATGACCTTCTCTGTGAGATACAATCACACCATCTGCTAACGGATTAAGTCCAAATTTCTCACAGAGCATAGCAAATAACTCTACTGCTGTATTATAAGTTCTTGTGGCACACGCTCTTGCTTCTGCTATATCTGAACAGGTAAAAGAAGAACCTGCCATATACTTGATACAAGCAGGTTCACACATTTCCACACCGATATGAGTATCATTTGATGAGCCACCGCCATGCCAGCTTTTGTGATCCCAAGGAAGTGTCTGATAAGCTGTTCCATCTAAAGCATCAATAAAACCATGCACACACGCACGGTCATAAGATGTCTGATTCCAGCTGTTTATAAATGCAGATGCCCTTGGCTGTGGGCATCCGACTGAGTGTAACATAAGTCCTTTGACTGTAATCTTCCTCCCTGCTTTATAGCAAGGATTGTTTGTTAAAAAATGCTGTACTAAATTCATGTTAATCCTCCTTCTCGTCATCTGTTCCATCTGCACGGTCATGCAGCTGTGCAAGGATATCCTTTAGTTTCTGTGGGATTGGAAGTCCCAAATGTCCTGCATTTTCAAGCAGACTTACACCTTCGTTAGAGATGTAAAAGAAAATGACTGCCGTTCTAAGTACACTGCCTGTGCCAATCACCTGAACATCTAAGATATTGGCAATTCCTACAAGCAAGAAAATAAGTACCTTACGGCAAATCCCTCTAAATCCGACTTCACTGGAAAGCGTGTGATCGTTAATTGCACACATGACTCCTGTGATGTAGTCGATTACCACAAAGGCAATAAGTGCAAAAAGCAAACCATCACATCCTCCCAAGAACCATCCGAGCCAACCTCCGATGGCTGTAAAAGCCAACTGAATCATGTTCCAAAATTCCTTCATAGTGAGTTCCTCCATTTCTAAAAATTTGTATGAAAAAAGCAGATACCCAAAATTGGAATCTGCCTGTTTCCTAAATTATTGCTCCTGCAAAATATATGTGATTTTCATTGTCCTGTCCGCTGTCTTTGTAACCGGGGCATCAAGGTTATTGATGGTTGCCAGATAATTACAGAGGATAAACCAGCCGGATGTCGACCATGTTCCGTAATCAGTAAAATATACAAGCGGCTCATTTCTGACCGGAGTAACATTTAACTGATAACTTGTGTTAAATAACGACCTTGCTTCCGGCGGCATGATTTCATTTGTGGATGTATCCGCTATAAGCAACTGGTTATTATAGCTTTCGTAATATATCCTTCCGTTGATGACCAGTTTAGGTACACCGTCAATATTAGTAACATTGGTTCTGGTAAACCGTATCACATTTGCCGGATTGGTAATCTGAATCTTATACAGATCATACGGGGCATCATAGCCTTTGACATATAAGTATCCGCCTGTAACAAACATCTGCCAGTTGCTGTCGGTTCTTAAATACTTATCCGTGGTATTTGTTACTTCATACTGCTTTACCTTCCATGTTCCCATCTTGATTTCGGTAACAAGATATACCGCATTCGGTGCAACCCTGTACTCCTTCTGCGAACATATATACAGAGTGTCTGTAGCCGGATCATAATTGTATCCCCAGTATCCAATCTGCAGTTCCTTCTCAAGCTCCGGCACCTCTATTTCTTCAATCAGTGGTTTTGAATTGTAAAGATTGTCGAGAATGGACACGCTTTTAAGAAAAGTCCTTCTTTTTGTGATATGGATATGCTTGCTGTCCACAACCTTAAAATAATATGCACAGTCCTTTGCCCGGTCTATCACGAAGATAAGCTCTGTCGTTCCTATCGTCATGCCGGAATATCTGCTGCTCGTTGATGCCCCTGTCCTGTCCGGATGGACATACTGCAGGGTATCTTCGCAGATGCTCTGCATCAACGGATAATCGTTATTTGATACCGTATTCTTACTTCCGTATGAGGTAAACCCGCCATGCTTATGCGTAAGGCATACACTTGCAATCGTTCCGTTCGCCTGACTGGTTGCAAAGTCATACACATACTTCACATACCTGTCTTTTAAGTTTACCTCTGATTCCGTCTGGTTAAATCCGCCACGGAATGTATTTTTTGTATTATTCTGTACACCGTAGGACGCACATCCAATCAGTGTTGCATCGGCTGGCGGAAAATAATTATCTGCATTCTCTGGTATCTCCTTATCAAAACACAGGATTCCTCCGAGCAGCTTTTCGTAATATGGCACAAAATCATTGAAGTATCTGCTCGGTCTGTTGGAAAGTCCAAGCGGTTTTAATATATCTCTTAATGCATTGGTCACCATATTATGATTCTGATATGTTTCCACCTCACCCGTATGCACATTGGTAAGTTCTATCTTAGTTGTTCCCTTTAGCATCGTCATCATCTCCATTTCTATAATTCATAACAAATGAGGTAAGCGTGGCATCACCTTCCAGCCAGAACCGGAATGTTATGGTTCTTGTATCAAGCAGACCATTAAAAAGCGTTTCCAGATCCATTACCAGAAAATCTGCAAAAGCAGTCTCTTCCGTGAAGGTTTCCCCATCATAACTATACTGAACCGTAATGTCACCCGTATATTCTGCATTTAATGCCTTGATTCCAAGCACCGTTCCATCTGATAAATCAGCCACACACTCTATATACTGTTTTGGCGGTGTTCCGGTAATAACAGCATTTAGCGGAAAAGCCCTACTGTCACTCCAGCTTAAGACCGAAGGCATGTTTAAATCCTTTATCAGATCCCACTCCGGCATTTTTGCAAATCCACGCTTTTTAAACAGGAGTGCATTTATCTCTGTCTCTTCCAGTTTCACAAGCACATCCGCAGTTTCATTTAACTCCTCATTTATCACCTGATTTTCCACCGTGTATAATCTGTCCTCCCCGTCCCTTACCAAAAGCTTAAAGGGAACTAACAGGTCAAGCGGTGTGTATTTGACTTCAAATGTCTTGCTCTCTGCATAATACTGAAAAGTGATATCCGGTGAATTCACATCCGGTTTTGTAAAGGTATAGTTTTTATCTGCAGTAAATCCGAAACCTCCGTCATAGCACTGTACGGGTACAGAAATCATATGGAGAGAAATATCACCCGTATCCCAGAATATCAGATCATACTTAAGCTGGTAGTCTGCCCCGGATGCATTGTAATGGGACCACCCCTCCCATCTGATTTTCAAAAAACGGTAATAACTGTATAATGTTCCTTCCTCCCTGTAGAGTGACCTCATTCTCGTATCCCTGTTGTCTACCTTAAGATGGGTGGCATCGCTGCCAATCCCCCAATACGAATCACCGTGGGCATATATGGATGAAACAGTCTTCCCAAGAAATGCAAAGAAATCTGCTCCGCTTACGGCAAGAGTACCGCCATCATAGTTATTGCTGTCCTGTAAAAGACAGGTCATGTTGGTTACCCCTGCCGAGAAAATGTCATTTATATTGTCATAGTTCATAAGGCAAATTCCACTCCTTTCACTCCGTCAAACCCAGATATATCTATCTTGGTTTCTTCTAAAAATCCCTCATCGATTTCTGCTGATACCGCCATCTGCGTCTGCTCTGTTGTACCCTTTAATTCAAAGAATCCGTTTTCGGTCTCTACCGTATCCGGCACGATAACGGATGTATCAGAAGAGGTTATGACATACCGCTGCCTGAAACCGGACGTGTAACCATTTATCATCACATCATCAACCTTAGCAAAGTATCCGATATCGACAGCCATATTTTCCATATATCCGTGGTCGAGTGACTCAGGCTCAGATTTCTGCACATATCTTTTTCTTAAGACAAAGCGTTCTTCCGTGTTGACCGTGATATATCCGTTGTATTTTGGATTGCCCCGTACCGTGGTAAGCACAAATGTCCTAAGTATCTCCGTAATCCATGTACGATCCGTGAAAGCATCTGCCTTAAAGCCCAGCTCCGTAATTGCAATGTTTCCAATGGTCTGTGAAATCCCCGGCTTACGCGATGCCGGGAATATAACGGAAACCCTATCTCTAAACACATCTGCCAGAAATGAAACATCACTGATTTCAATAAATCCGATATTTTCATTAATATTGATTCGCCCATTCCAGTCACCAAGTCCTGCTGCAAGTCCCTGTCCGCTTATGGTTGCCCTTATCTGTGCTTCCCCAATATTTACCGTTCCTGTTGATATGCTGATATACATGGAAAAAGTATTTGAGCTGTTTTCAATGACCTTCGATATCGGCAGAAACAGAGTAACGATATGCTTTCCGTATATACAGGTCTTTGTCGGCATGAATGTATCAATCGTCTCGTTATTTATTTTGTAAACAACCGAAAGCTCCGGAAGCTCCGCATCTTCTCCTGTTTCCGATGCACTCCCTTCATCATCCGGTTTCACGACTTCAAGCAGCATCTCACACTGGAATGCTGCCGTGGTTTCTTCTGTCGCAGTAAAATCTATATCCATTACATTTGTAAGCGACTGTCCGATTACGAACGGACTTACATTTACAAAACTGTATATGATGGTTTTTCCGCTTTCCACGGAATTCAAAAGTCCTGTGATATTCTTTTCATTTTTGCTCTTAGCTGCTGCCAATCTCGGATTCTTTCCCACGCACTTGATGGTCATCTTTCCACCGATCTTGTACTCAATGTCCGTGATGCAGCTTATCTTGCTGTCATCAGCGTGACCGCCGCTAAATTTCAAT